TATTCTCCTTACTTACTAGGGCCGGTACCCCTCAAAGGGCTAAGAGGGGTACCGACTATTAGTGGTTTATTTAGTTAAGGTTAAACTTAACAATACCCTTAGGCATTTTTGCGATAGTTGCCATGTAACCGTAGATAGCTACTTGTACCTGTAGGTTTGATACTACGTTTACTGACATATACGCCGTAGGTGATTGGTAAACCGTAAATGCTTCCGGTGCCAATACCACGGCTGAGTCGTCGATCGTTGTAGTAGCGGTAAAGTTTTTATCTACATAGAGATCTAGTCCGAGTACGTTGCCTCGAATAGATCCCGGTTGCACGAGGCCTCCCGCGTTCATCGGTTGGCTAGCCGAATAAATTGGTCTCCCTGTATTATCAGTAGCGCCCATAAGTAGTTGCCATTGTGATCCGTTGGCGATGTAGTTATTAGCAAAGTAACCCGTAGCTTCGTAAACCTTACGAGCTGAGTCTGAGGCAAACTCGATAATACCGGCTGAGTCTGCATCGCATCCTGAGCTATATTGACCGGCTGCGATAAGTGCGTTTAGTACTGTTGTATCGAGAGTCTTTAAGTACGCATTTTGTAGCTGATTTGTTAGCTCTGCATAGAAATTAGGATCTGAGCGCTCTAACAATTCTACGCTGATCGTATTCATGCCTGCGTACTTAGATACGGTACCTGTTAGGTAAGCCGTTTCCATCCCGGTATTCTGTACCGCTCCGGCTTCTGCCTCAACGGTTACTACAGGTGCTACGCCTGTACCGCCGCCGGCTGAGGTAACGAGTGAAGGTACGTTGATCGTCATACCGTTAGTAGGCAATACTCCACGTGAGCAAGCATCGATAGCAGGTGTACCAAAACGAGTATTCGTAGGAAATTCTGCTAAGTACTGAGTAGGTGAAAATGCAGGGTTTGTAGCAAAGCTATCATCTGCTGCGGTTACGTATAGCTTTGAGTCATCGTTACCGAGAGCTGCCTTAATTTTGTGCTCTGTATAAGCGCCCATAGATGTAATAGGTGTACGTACTCGCTGAGAGTCTAGTACTGACGGACGAATGATCTTACGAGCGGCCTCGACCTTTTCAGCCTCGACCGGTGCATCTACCTGAGTTTCCTCCGGTGTATTTTCAGGGGCAGTAGTCACGGCCTCCTCGCTTTCTGTTTCTGTTTCGGTTTCGACCTCTACGATCGTCGTAGAGATAGTTGTAGTTTTTTCTTTTGTACTTGTAGCTGCCTCAAGCGCTGCTCGAGCGGCTGCAATATCAGTTACGGAGGCGCTAGAAAAGGCCGCACTCTCGACGAGGCTAACCTCTTTGAGGACCGCCGCCGTCACTAACAGGTAATCCCCCATAGGCTTAGAGGCCGTTACATCGACCCCTACGGATAAGCCGGATACTAGGTTTTCCTGAGCTAGTACTAGAGCATCTTGTCCTCGAGTGCTACTAGATAACTTAAAGGATCCATATACGCCCTCGGTTGAGTCGCTAAAACTAATCGCGCGACCGACAGGCTTATCGGCTTGATGCTGCATAAGTAATTTAATTTGTGAGGCTTCGGCGTAAGTGATTGAGCCGCGCTCAAACATAACCGGGCCTGCACTTGTAAAACCGACCTCGCCATATGGTGCAACGAGTCCGGAGATCATCCGGCGTTCTGTATCGGCGGCCTGTATCTCTTGGCTAAACGTTAGTAGCACTTGTATCTCCTAGCGGTGTTAGTTGCTCCATTTGTCGAGCTTGGTTTACATCAATTAGATCTAGATTTAACATTTTCTCGATGATGTCTAAACGATCCTTAGCATCTACACGTAGGAAAGTATCATCGACGGCAAAACGTACCTGATTAGCTGAGTTAGTTATATCGTTCATCGATAGACGATCCTCAATAGCCGAAATGTAAGGCTGCAAAGAATAAGCTACAAACTCTTTACGACCGTCTAAAATATTTTGGTACGTCATTGAGTTATTCATGTCCGCGCTAATTAGATAACTTGGTACGTTCATCGCGCGGCTAATTTCGGTCGCAAGGTATTGCGAAAATTCCGCGTACGCCATGTCTTTAGGTGAAAATGACGTAGGGACATAATCAAGAGTGCTAGTTAAATATGCGGTGCTGCGATTTTGTCGAGCACTCTTAAACGCCGCGAGCAAACCTTGTATTTGAGACTCCGGTAGATCTGCACCGTTATTTTTTAGGATACCTGTTGGCATTGGTGTAGCTGCACTTATCGCGGCTGCTTTTTGTACATCGTAAGCAGCTTTAATAGTCGTACTTGCACTCTGCAAGACACCAGGTAGCAAAGATTGGAAAGTTACAAGCGATCCGATACCGCCCATAGGTACCTTATTACCATCGACAAAATAATCTTGGATCTCTGTACCGTATTGATTAGTCGTATATGTAACGCGGTTATTAGCGACCCACTCAAAGCCGGATGGTCGGCCATCATCGGCGTACAAAGATGTAACACGCCAATACGCGACCGAGTAAAAAATCAAACTATCCACGGTTGCAGCGATCGTAAGGCTTCGAGGTTGCCGAATATCCGGCTGCTCTAACCAAACCGGAGAGCCTAACTTTTCGCCTGTAGATTTTTTGTATAAAGATAAATCAATAGATGCGATAACACCGGCAATTAAATTACGGCAACGTGCAACGCTTGATACTTGTAACGCAAAGTTACGATCGATACCAATTCCGTTATATCCAAAATTACCGGTATTAAATGATCCATAACCGTACGTCGTATCCATTACGGCAGGTGCGTACTGAGCCTCTACCTGAGGTTTCGCAGAGCTCTTAAGCCCTAGAGTTTGGAGTAATCCCATAGGTAGGATTTTCTCAAATTGTCAAGCATAAAACCGATTATGCGCGGCGTGTCTTATACGTAAACCTTAGCCTCGGCCATCGGTTGATTAAGAATATGGACGATCATAGATAAGCCGATAGCGATATCTACCGGCCCTGCCGATTTACGGCGGACGATACGCCAACTATCCGGGCTCTCTTTTGCGGCGCAATTTGCCATATGGCTAACGAGATCATCTTGGCCCGAGTGCACGAGGCGATTATTCGAGAGAGCTTGATGCAGGTCCCCACTAGCTTGGTATCCCTTTTGCCCTGAGATATCGGTTATATGGATGCCGTTAATTTCGAGGCGCTTGGCGATCGAGGCGGTCGTGTACTTGTCATAGCAAACGGTACGAGGGTAAAAGTCTTTACACCATTTGGCAATATGGTCGGCCATAAAGAGCTCATCGATAGATACGTCGGAGTGAAAAGTCTCAAGGACGGCAACACCGATACGACCATCGGGCAAGACTTGGCCCATCGTAAGCGACCCGTCGCGCCTACTCGGTGACACGTCAAAGGCAAAGATAGTAAGCGGACCCGGTGACATTTTTAGATCCTTGTCCCCGGCATTTTCTACCGACATATGCGGCCACGGGCTTTGAGAGGATGAGATCCATTGGCAAAGTAACTCGGTTTTAGTCGTCTCTACCGGCTGAGTAGCTACGGCCTCCTCTAAAGCCTCCTCGGTAACGGTGTAGCCGAGTGCCGGGTTTGCCATCGCCCACGCATCCCGATCGGTAATACTCGCAAACTGAGGGGCCGAGTACTCGTAAAAGCCAAACGTTTTAGGCGGAAAACTTAAAGCTCTCTCGCGTAGATCATTAAGCACGGTACTAAAAGCATCTCCGGCATTAGAGGTAAGCAAGGTTTGAGCATTGGCCCGGGCTCGAGTCGTAGGCGTTGCAGCTCTAAAACCCTCCTCGGATATCTCTCGTACCTCATCGATGTATAGCAGGTCGGCGGTACGGCCGCGGCTACCGTCTCTCGTAGCTGCGACTACATCTAAGCGAGCGCCGTTTTTAAGCTCGATACTTTCGGTACCGTTAGCAAACCGGATCTGTTTAACGGCCTTGCTTAGCCCATCGTTAGCCTCGATAGCGTAGGCCACTTGCCTAAAGGTGTCTAAGGCCATCGATCTATTAGAGCTCATAATAATTACATTTTTAGAGTCGAATAAATAGAGGTGCGCGAGCATCATCATACGCGCGAGGTGAGTCTTACCCTGTTGCCTTGCACAAAGCACGAGGCTAGTTTTACGAATAAACATATTATTTTCATCTACGGCGGTCATGTCACGAATTACAAAATCTTGCCACGGTAAAAGAGGCAGGCCTATTAAGTCTGCAAGCTGCGCTACCTCATCGCCGCGATTTTTGCCCTCGATGTAGGGACTATGTAGGCGAGGCTCAGTAGCCCCCTTACGGGGCGGAGTCATATGGTCCATAGTCCTACTAATCCTGCTCCGGTTGGCCCGTGCAGGGACCGGCTAGGACCGTGCTAGTGGTCATCGGGGAGGTATTGCTTGG